GTGTCACCGATGACTACATATCCAGCGCAGCCCATGAAGCTGCACTGGATGTAGCACATCAGCCCAACGATGAAGTCAATGTCTTGGGCTACGACAAGGACTTTGTTGTGGTAGCAGATATTCCGTCTTTTGCAGACGTTCAAAAAGGCAAGCAGCGTGGCGCCAGCTCCACAGGCCGGGTCAGATACCGAGATAAACCCCTCCATGTCCGGGTGCAGCTTCGGGTCAAACGTGATCTCGGCCATACAGCGGCACACGTCGTAGGGCGTGAAGAACTGTCCGGCGTGGTCATTGCCCAACTCACACATCATGTACAGAGAGCCAAGGAAATCTTGGTCGGGGTTCTGCTCCATGCCCATGACCACCTCGGCCAGCATTTCAGCCATGCCGTCCCGCTCTTTGGCAGAATACTTGGAAACGATGGTCTGGTACATCTTGGTGCGTTCGGCCGCGTTCACCTTGTCCGTGCTGTTTGAGATCTCAATAGCTGTCAGGGTGACGAAGTCCTCCCAAATCTCCCAGCGGCTATGTTTTCCGGTCAGGCCATTGAAGATTTTGAGGAAGTTTTTCTGGTGGTCGTCCCGGATGCTGCGCGTCACTGCTGCCTTTGCCATGGATTATTCCTCCTCGCTGTCTGCCTTGGCGAGGTAGTAACGGCCATCGTAGAAGTCAATCACGCCGGCCGTTTCCAGTTCATCCAGCAGGGCGATGGCCTTTTCTGCGGTCACACCCATCTGCTGTTCCAGCAGGGCCTGCGTGATGCCGTCGTTCTGCCGGGCAATCTCGGTGGCCTGCGTCAGTTCGTCCGAGGTGGGCTCGTCCTCCTCGTCATCCTCGATTTCTTCCAGCGGTTCGGCCTCCCCGGGGAGATTCGGGGAATCAGGCTCATTTCCCCGGGGCGCATCCTGCTGCCCACCGGATTCCGGGATGTCAGGCATCTTGTAGCCGAGGGCTGCCAGCTTGCCGCCCTCAACCAAATCCCGGAAGAAAAACTGGAGCCAGAGGTAGTGCATATTCTTGAAGATGTTCTTGATTTTGTTGAACAGGGTGTCGGAGATCGTGAATGTCTTGCTCATGCGGTAGGTCAGGTTTCCGTCCTTGACGGTGAACAAGATGGATGCGCCCGGCGAGATGTAGTTGTCCTCGGTCGCTTCTTCCAGCATCGACATCTGCTCACCAACGCCGCCCAGCGGACGGATAACCAGCTTGATGGGATATGCGTTCTTGATGAACACATAGCTCAGGTTGTTGGCCTCGCAGATGCCCTTGAGTTTTTCACGGTAGACTGCGAAACGTGCGGATTCAGACAGAGAATTATCCATGACGAAGCTCCTTTCAAGTAGCTTTTAAGTAGTCGAAAATTTATAGTCGTTCTCCCGGTTCTCGATGGCGGTCAGACCCAGTGCGTAGGCTGCCCACACATCAGCCTTGAAGCCATAGAAGAAATCCGGGGCTTTCTTTGTGCCCTTGCCGTTTTTCAGGTCGTGGGCTGCAAATCGGTCAATCAATGCCCGCCGGATGGCGGTGTCGTTGGCTCGGCTGTCGTGGCAAATGTGCTTTTTCTCCTCGATGCGGCACATCATCCGCACCGAGCACCGGGACGAAAGCACCTGATAGAACCGGCCGATCCAGACCGTGGTGTCGAAAACGTCCCGACCAACGGACATCCCGTAGGAGGCCACCATTTCGATGACCGCCCACCGCCATCCCTGCTTGGCAGCCGATTCCAGCTTTTTCAGCAGTTCTTCGTTGTCGATTTTTCCGAACTCCAGCGGTCGGAGCGTTTTCTGGTCAATCACGCAGTAGCCAGACTGCACATTGCCGGGGTCAATAGCGATGATGGGCATCACAGGTACGACCTCCCAAACTCCTGAATAAACCGGGCTTCCGGCCAGCCGTAGTGTTCCATAGCCTTTTTCTGCGCCCAGCACTTCAGCCGGAGATCAGCATCACGGTTGTTGTGGATGGCAGTCGGGCCGTTCTGATGGCACCACGGGCAAAGCGTCACCCACAGGCCCAAACGCTTGCTCTTTGCCCGGTAGGCACTCCCGAAGTACACCTCATGACGCGCAGTACCATACCGCCCACAGATCAGGCAGACCGGCTTATCATGCAGGATGCTAGGCGCATAACCGTTGGAATCCAGCTTTTCGCCGTACTCATTCAGCGGCATCCGTCTCACCTCCCGTCACAATCCAGACCTTGTGAGAACCCCATCCAGACCACGAAATCGCTTCCGCATGGGTGCCAACGGCCACATCTAAAGCATTTTCCTTGATGAGCGAGCCGGTATCCTGAACCACCCTCATCCCTACGCCCTCAATCAGAATGACCGTGCCATAGGGAAAGATGCTGGTGTCTGCGGCCACCGTCACGCCCGGCTGAACCTTGGCGCCGCTGGAAGTGATGCCCTGCCCCTCCCCGCAGATATGCGGGTATTCCTCGGAGCAGTAGGCTGTGCATTGAAACTCCCCTGCGTATGTAAGGGCAATGCTCTGATCTGCTGCAATGGTGTCCGTGAGCTGCTCAACCTCGGTCTGCAACTGCTCAATGGTTTCCTTGCGCTCCACGGCCTTGTTCATCCAGTTTTCTTCCCGGCTGGCGTAAATGTCCCTCTCCATGGTGAGTTCATCCACCCGGCGGGTATAGGCCGCGCTGGCAAGAGCGCTGCCGGTAAAAAGGCTGACTGCACAGGCCAGCGACACGATAGAACGAAACTGCATTTCAACCTCCAATCTGTGCTGCTGCGCCGCCGGGCAGTGCCGGGGGCATCCGATCCGCATCCTTGGCAGCATCCACTGCCTTGACAAAACCGGGCTTGACGTACTGCAAGAGATCCGCATTGGAGCGGTCAAGGGCATCCACCAGTCCCGCCGGGGAGCCAGCCCATTCCCGCACAGCGGCAGGCAAGGCACCGAAGATGCTCCTGTTCTCTGCCCGGAAGTCCTCTGCGGTCAGCTTCCCGGTGGCCGTCACCAGTCCGCCGTGGGTGGCATAGTACTGGTTCCGCTCAATCTTCCGGGCGGCAACGATGGCCTGCGTCCACAGGTCGTTTGCTGTAGGCTGACCGGCGCTCTGCAACTTGCGGATTTCTGCGCACCAGTCAACCAACAGCTGGTTCTGATACCGGCACACCGTCAGCGCTTTTGTCAAAGCCGCCGCGGCCACATCATCCGAGATGTCTTTGAGCGCGGCGGCGTAAATCTGCGACCGCGCCGTGCGCTCATCGGTAGAAAGCGGCCGGCCGAAGTAGTTTTCAATCAGTGCCAGCGCATTCTTCAAACATTCAACTGTCATCCTAAACCTCCGAAAATTGCATCATAATCATCCTTGGCGGAGGGCTTTTGCTGTTGACCCGCCGGGGGATTGCGCCGCTCATCACGGGACTGCACATCGCCAATGGTTTTCACGCCCTCATTTTTCCATGCTTTCAGGATGCCGTTGACGTAGTTCCACTTACGAATCCCGGCCAGTGCAGCCTTTTTGATAGCCAGCAGGATGAGGTCATCCGTGAAGATTTCCCGCCAGCCCATCAGGGCATCACTCGCCGCCGGGGGGAAGCTGCCAATGTTGTCCTCGAAAGAGCGGATAATCTCAGACAGCCCAGCATCAACAGCCGCCGTACCATCGTCTTTATCTCTATTCTCTATATCTCTTATATCTTTTCTCTTATCTCTTATATCTATGGGGACATTTTCTCCACAATCAGCGGACACATTGTGTCCACTTTCGTGTCCGCTATATTGTCCAGCCTGTAACCGTTTGTTTGCTGCATTACTGCGCATTCTGCGGTTCTTTTCAGCATAATCGGTTTCACTGCCGACCATTTCAGCGTGGTTGACAAGAACGAGCGTTCCGTCCTGTTCCTCATAGATAAGTCCGAGTTGTTTATAAAGCCCCAGCGCAATGCGGATGGTGTCCAGCGAGAACCACTTGCAGTCACGCTGAATCTTTCCCATATCGAACGGTATGATGACATCGCCTATCTGGCATGTAAGGCGACCACCCGTATTGATGGTTTTGAGACAGAGCATTTGATAAAGGACAACGTAGTTGGCACCGTTGGGCTGGCTCATCAGGAAATCGACCACCTCGGAATTCATAAACGAATCCTTGAGTTTTATCCAGTAGTACCGTTTACCTGTTGCCATTCAAACCTCCTTAGAACGGCAGGTCATCGCCATCGTCAATTTCAGAGAAATCATCCGGGCTGCCCTGTGAATACTGCACAGTGCCAGGGGCGGCATTTGCGCCCTGCCACTGCTGCCGCTGGCTCTGGGTGTTGAAGCCCATCTGCTGTGACTGCTGATTCTGATAGGGCGGCTGCTGGTAGCCCGGCGGCGGTGCCTCACCGCCATCATCCACTCGCTGCTCCGTTTTTGGGCCGCAAAAGTGAATCTTCTGGACCACAAACTCGGTGGCGGTGCGCTTCTGACCGTTCTTGTCTTCGTAGGAGCGGGTCTGGCACTGGCACTCCACAAGAGCCGTGCTGCCCTTGCGGAAATACTGGCAAACGAACTCTGCCGTTTTACGCCATGCCACGAAATTCAGCCAATCGGTAGCCCGCCGGCCATCCTGACCGACATTGTCCCGGTCAACGGCCATGCGAAAACTGGCCACTGTCAAGCCGCTCTGTGTGGTCCGCATTTCAGGATCAGCGGCGAAGCGGCCCTGAAATGTGCAATTATTCAGCATCGGTGTCCTCCTGATTGGTAATCAGCTCCGGATGAACTGCAAGCATCAAATCCAGCACAAAGTTACCAATGTCATAAACGCTGCCGCCTGCACCCTTGTGATAAATGAGGCTGAGTTCGGCCTGCTTCTGGATCAGTTCCTTGTACTCCTCAACCGGGATAGCGATGGTCTGGACGTTCAAATCTTCCATAACTGGTTCCTTTCTTCTCGCATGATGCGGACCACCTTGCGGCACTGGTCCACATCGAACATTCCAATATGCGTAAATTCAATCGGGGTGCCCATCTTCTCGGACAGCCAGCGGTAGGCCTCATTCCGGCGGCCACGGTAGGGACCGTATTTCCAGAGCGGGTCAAATGCTGCATGAGCTGCCTTTTTCCAGTTGCGCAACTCCGAATTTGCCAAGCGGCCAAGGGGTTTGTCAGACCCCTTGTGTACGCCGACATAGGCACCGCAGCGAGGGCAGAGGTAAATCATGCCGAAGCTGTGGCCGTGGTAAACCACCGAACTGTCTACGAAGTCTGCGGGCGTTCCGCAGTAGTCGCAGATGACGATTCGGCCTTTCATCGTGACCATTCCTCCTTGTACCGGGCCAACTGCTCCGGGGTATCCGTCTCGATACCCAGAGCCTTGGCTTCATCAATCGCACCGTCAATCAGGTGTGAAAATTCTTTCGTGTCCATCTTGCTGGTGTCCTTGTAAACCAAGTAGCAGTTGAACCATTTTCCGTCCTCTTCCCGCACATCAAAGCAGCGGGTGTATTTGTAGAGGTCGTGAACATCCACGCTGACCGGAAGTTTGAAGCCCACGGTGCAGCCATCCTTATCTCTCGCAACCGTGCCGTAGGCCACAACCAGCCGCTCTTTCACAAGGTCGTCCGATTCGCCAGTTTCGGCGGCGATCTTGTTGACCAGAACATGGAAGTAGGCGTTTGCACTGTGGCTGCGCTT